GTGAAAAAAATCAAAAAACCGCGTCTTACCGGCTGGATTGTGACATCCGCTTTGCTCTTTGCTGTTATCGGGCTGATTTCACCGCAACAGCTTCCCGTCACCGTCTATAAGCTCTCGCTTATCTCACTCGCTGCGGTATTAGGTTATTGGCTGGATCGCTCGCTGTTTCCTAAAGCGCGCCCTGGTTTGTTCCTCGAACAAGGTGATGAACCTGTACCGCGTGGACGTTTCCCGGTTCGGGACGGCCACCACACCGTATTTGCTGCCTCGATGTTACGACGTGCGCTGATTGTGTCAGCCGTTTGCATCGGCGTAGCGATGGGGTTGTGATATGCGACACCTTCTCATCACGCTGCTTGTTAGCCCGATGCTTTTTAGCGCGACGGTCTGCGCCGACACGATCCCTCGTGCCGCGCAGGCGTACCGCAGTGATGTGATCCGCAGCGCACGGCTGGATTGGGGCATGAATGCCCCGATTGCTGACTTTGCGGCGCAGTTGCATCAGGAAAGCGGCTGGAATCCTCGGGCCGTTTCACCCGTCGGTGCGCAGGGGCTGGCGCAGTTTATGCCGACCACCGCCGACTGGTTTAGCGGTATTGTCCCTGAACTTCGCGCCAATCAACCGTTTAATCCTGCCTGGGCTATCCGCGCTTTGACGGGCTACGATCGCTGGCTGTGGATGCGTATCAGCGCCAGAAATGACTGCGAACGTATGGCCATGACCTTGTCGTCCTACAATGGCGGGCTTGGCTGGTTACAGCGTGATAAGCAACGCGCGAAGATCGCCGAGAAGGACATACTCCGCTGGTTTGGTCATGTGGAAACCGTCAATGCCGGGCGCAGTGCCGCCAACTGGCGTGAAAATCGCCATTATCCCGACCGCATTTTGCATCAGCTGGCGCCACGGTATTTGAGCTGGGGGAGGGCGAGCTGTGTGGAATAGTCTGTTTCTCAATAGCCTGAAATCCTTTCTTTCGCCACGCGTGGTCGCCGTCCTGCTTGCCGTTGTGTTGCTACTCGCGGTCTATCTGACCGGCCGTCATCAGGGTTATCAACTGGCGCAGGCACTGGGGGATGCTGAGCTGGCGAAACAGCAGGCGGCATTCAACTTGCTACAGCAGCAGCAGGCCGAAACCCAAAATCAGCTATTACGTGCGGCGGCTGAGCAATACCAGCAACAGGTAGAGCGTGGGAATCAACTCGAACAGCGCTATGTCGCAGCGCGTCAAAAACTGGCGGCGGATAACGCCGCTCTGCAACGGAAAATCGACCATGTTACTCAGCAATACATTGACGAAAAAGGCAAAATTCAGCCTGTGCAGTGCGTGTTTACTCGTGGCTTCGTGCAGTACTACAACGCCGCTTTCGGTCTGTCCGCCGACGGTGCCTCAGACATTACCGCCGCTGCCCGCCGCACTGGCGCAGCGTCCGATCTCGGCGCAACCGCTGACGCCGAATTACAGCCTTCAGGCGTCTCCCAGCGCGATATTCTCGCCAACATCAGCGACAACGGAGAGCGCTATCAGGCGCTGAGTGCGCAGGTTAACGCGCTGCTGGATTACATCGAAGCGCTACAACAGGCAGGGGAGGTAACACGTGAAGATTGAAGTGGAATTCTGGTCGCTGGTCGGCCTGCTATTGTCGTTTATGAGTTTCCTGTTTGCTGCCGGACGGATTCTGCTCACTCAGATTGAAAAGCGACTGAACGAGCGTTTTGCCGCCTTGGAAAATGCACGCCAGAAGAGCGAGCAAGGCTGGACGCGACTGGAGCGCGAGTTTCTGGAATTTCGTGCTGACTTACCGCTGATCTACGTGCGACGTGAGGATTACATCCGTGGTCAGACGGTAATCGAAGCCAAGCTGGATGCGCTTTATAACAAACTGGAGCTAGTGCAGCAGCGGTATTCAGGAGGCAATCATGGCTGATACGCAGCGTATCCGACAGGAATCGATGCGTTGGCACTTGCTCATCGCATTAAATAAAACGCGGCCTTACACCGCGAATGAAATGTTCCTGCTAGCGCTGATGCAGCGGTTGTATGCCGATGCTTCAGAGCCGGAGCTGCGTCATGCACTGGATTATCTGGCCGATCGCAAGATGGCGGTATTGACCAAAGAGATAGGCGGCGTCTGGCTGGCGAATCTTACCCGTCTTGGTGTGGATGTCGTGGAATACGCGGTTGACTGTATGGTTGGCATCGCCCGGCCAGAAAAATATTGGGATCGGTAATCCCATTGTATGGGTTTCTCTTCTGTCTTTACACGTTATCAGTGTTGTCATATTACTTTGCGCCAGCACGATTGTGCTGGCGTTTTTTTTATCGAAAGAATTTTTATTTTTCAGTGTGTTATCCGTGTTTCTTCAAATAAATCACTTCGCTGTTTTTTCTAAAACAGATTAAAAGCCGCAGCTAATCATTATCCGGATACTAGCGCCATCAACACGATGTGCCACCAAAACAGTGTGCCATTAACACAGCGGGTGAACGGATATGAATGCCAGACCAATTATCGATGCGGTGATAGCCCGCCTTCAGCAGCACTTACCGGCACGGCGGATTGCGTCCTGCCCAGAAAACATTCTGCTCGGACCCGATCTCCTGACACCTGGCGATGTGCTGGTGGGGTATCGCGGTTCCGAATTTTCCGCACCGGAAGATGCGGACTCTCCGGTTCAGACGCAGCGACCACAGCTGATGGTTGCCGTGCTGCTGCCGGAGCTGGATGGCGAAGACGGCGTGCTGGCCACGCTCGATACCGTCCGTCAGGCGCTGGGAGGATACCGACTGCCTGACTGTCATCGTGGTATTCGGTTAGTACGCGACCGCTACGTTGGTTACACCGAAGGACGCTGGCATTACGCCATCGATTGCACCACAGAAACCCTTTTTATCGAAGACCGCGAGCAGACGGATGGTCCGCTGCTTACCACGGTTAATTATGAGGAGAAAGACGCATGAAATACCGCTACACCGGCCCCGCCAGCGGCGTCACGCTGGCAGATGGTCAGGAAATTCTGCTTTGGCCCGCTCAGGTGACTGAACTGCCGGCAGATCATGAGTACGTGAAAACGCTGGTCGCGCTGGGCTATTTGCTGCCTGTCGCGGATCAGATTCTGGCTGATAGCGCAACGGAGGTGACCCTTGGCCGCTAATTATTTACATGGTGTAGAAACAATTGAAGTTGAGACCGGTGCTCGTCCGGTGAAAACCGTCAAATCTGCGGTGATTGGGCTGATTGGTACGGCGCCGCAGGGTGCGGTAGATGACGTTACGCTGTGCCTGTCCGAAAAAGACGCGGCACAGTTTGGTAGCCAGTTCGGCGGCTATACCATCCCGCAGGCGTTGGATGCAATTTACGATCATGGTGCGGGTACGGTTCTGGTCATTAACGTGCTGGATCCGGCGAAACACAAATCGTCTGTGAGCGCAGAAAAAGTCACCTTTGACAAAGCGACCGGTACGGCGCAACTGGCGAACCGTGTGGTTGCCAAGCTGGTGCTGACGGCGGCAGAAGGCGGTCAGCCGTTTGTCGAAGGTCAGGACTATACGCTGGATGCACAAACTGGCGTACTGAAAAATCTGGGTAAAAACATCGATGTTGCTGCTGTGGTCAGCGCGTCTTACGACTTTGCTGATGTTACGAAAGTGACTGCCGCCGATATCATCGGCAGCATCAACGCCGCGGGCAAACGCACCGGTATGAAGCTGCTGAACGATACCTACAACCTGTACGGCTTCTTTGCCAAGATTCTGATTTCGCCGGTGTTCTGTACGCAAAATAGCGTAACGACCGAGCTGATCTCGCTGGCCGATAAACTGGGCGCGATTGCCTATATCGATGCGCCAATCGGTACCACTTTTGCGCAAGCGCTGAGCGGCCGTGGCCCAGAAGGCACGATTAACTTCAACACCAGCTCTGAACGCGCTCGTCTGTGCTATCCGCACGTAAAAGTGTACGACGCGGAAACTAACAGCGAACGTCTAGAGCCGCTGTCGGCGCGTGCTGCGGGTCTGCGTGCCAAAGTCGATCTGGAGAAAGGTTTCTGGTGGTCATCATCCAATCAGGAAATCAAAGGGATCACCGGCGTAGAGCGCCAACTGTCCGCGATGATTGACGATCCGCAGAGCGAAGTGAACCTGCTGAACGAGCAGGGCATCAGCACCATTTTCAACAGCTACGGTTCCGGCCTGCGCCTGTGGGGCAACCGCACCGCGGCCTGGCCAACCGTGACGCACATGAAGAACTTTGAAAACGTGCGTCGTACTGGCGATGTGATTAACGAATCCATCCGCTATTTCAGCCAGCAGTACATCGATATGCCGATCAATCAGGCGCTGATCGATGCGCTGGTGGAATCTGTCAACGCCTACGGTCGCAAGCTGATCGGTGATGGCGCGCTGCTGGGCTTCAAATGCTGGTTCGATGCTGCACGTAACGAGCAAACCGAGCTGGCGGCAGGGCACCTGTTGCTTAACTACAAATTCACTCCGCCGCCGCCGCTTGAGCGTCTGACCTTTGAGACGGAGATCACCTCGGAATACCTGGTAACGCTGGAGGGCACTAACTGATGGCCGGGAAAATTGAAGTAAACCGTATTACCAACGCCAACATCTACATCAATGGCGCCAACCTGCTGGGGCGTGCGCAGGAAATCAAACTGCCGGATGTCTCCATGATCATGCAGGAGCACAAAGCGCTGGGTATGGTCGGCAAGATCGAACTGCCTGCGGGCTTCGACAAGCTGGAAGGCGAGATCAAGTGGAACTCCTTCTACCGTGAAGCGATGCTGGCGGCGGCGAACCCTTACCAGTCGCTGGCGCTGCAGTGTCGCTCCAGCGTGGAACGCTACGGCTCTCAAGGCCGTATCGAAGAAGTGCCGCTGGTGACGCACATGACCATCATGTTCAAAAAGAATCCGCTGGGCACGTTCAAACAGCATGAAAACCCGGATTTTAGCAGTGCGTTCAGCTGCACCTACATCAAGCAGGTGATGAACGGTGAAGACCTGCTGGAGCTGGATTACCTGTCCAACATCTTCATGGTGGGCGGCGTGGATCAACTGAACAGCTATCGCGCCAATATCGGCGGTTAATTTATCTTCCAAGCCCGCCAATGGGGCGGGCGTTTAACTTAATAAGTGAGGTTACTATGGCTATCTATTCTATTATCGATTTTGAAAAACAGGTTCAATTTTCGTGCAGTGACGATGAATATATTTTAGATGCAGGGGAAAAGGCGGGCCTAAATTTGCCGTATAGTGGCCGTGCTGGTGCAGATTCATCATCTGCGGCCCGTTTACTCTCTGGTCAAGTTGATCAGCGTGATGGTTCATTTCTGAATGAGAAGCAAAAAGCAGCCGGATTTTTTTTGACTGATACCTCTTATCCATTGAGTGATTGTGTCGTTCAATTTTTTGTGGAAGCGGAGTTGTATGATTACGAATAGTCATAATTAATTTCATAGCTATTTGGTATTCATTATCAATTTTTAAGGGGCTTCGGCCCCTTTCTTATGTCCGCCCCTTTCGTTTTCTAATTTACTTTAAAATCGTTATTCCTCACCGCACGCGATACTGCTCCCGACATTTACTAAGGAGCTGTTATGCACACTGAAACCTATTCTCTGCAATTCCCTTACACCACCTCTGCCGGTCAACGCGTGGAGTCCATTTCGCTCAAGCGTCTGAAAGTCAAAGACATCAAAGCGGTGAAAAAAATCAGCGATGACCCAAGCAACTGGGATGACGCGCTGCTGTCGCGCATGACCGGTCTGGTGCCGGAAGACATCGATGAGATGGATGCGCAGGACTATATGGCGCTGCAAAAACGATTTCAGCAGCTACTTGGGTTGGATAACGCAGCCGGCGCTGCTGTGGAAAGCGCAGGCCCTGCTGGCGAGGTGGTTTCGCTTTCAGCCGAGTGAGATTGATGCGCTGGAACTGGACGACTTTGAACGCTGGCTGGATGAAGCCAGCGAACAGATAAAACGTGAGAACGGTGAGGAAGACTGATTACTGACAGGATTAATTAGCCCACTATCCACCCTAACTCGGCCAGCGATAAGGACGCTGGCCGTTTTCTCCCTCACCACCTGTCTTCTTCTCCCGCTTATCACCCGTCCTTTTCCTCGTTTTATCCCCTGTTTGTGATGGGGAAACCAAGCTGGAGCGGCGCAAGCCGCCGTCTCCGATCCGCCCCGCAAGGGGCTTTTCTGAATGAGAGTGAACCGTGGATATGTTTTTAAACGGTGTCATGCTGGGCAGGGCGTTTGGCACCACGCTAGATGACACAAAAAAATCGATACAGTCACTTAGTGATAGCCTCAAACAGGCGCAGGAGCGGCAGCATCAATTTAGTCAGTCGCTGGAGCACCTGGGCACTGTCAGTTCGCAAGCGATATCTCGCATCGCACAGGCGACGTCCCGACTGAATAAGTCGCTACATGAATTAGAAACTAATCAGGAACGGCTGACGCGTAACAAGTCGAGTGAGGAAACGTCAGGTAAGAGTCGAGGTGAACTCGCTGATGACTTTCAGACTAAGCGCGACCAGTTTGGTTTTGTCATGAAGCCAATTGTGGCGTCGGTTACACACTATGCGTCATTTGAGGCGCAGTTGCGTGGCATCAGCATTGCCCATGATATATCGAGCGAGCAGGAAAAATTGATGGGGCAGCGCCTGCGTCAATATTCTCAACAGGTGAACCAAACACCGGATGTGTTGCTCAGCAGTGCCGGACAACTGCTTGATAACAAGATGTCGCAGCAGCAGGCAACGGATATTGCGGCAGTGCTGGGGAAAACGTCAACGGCCTCTGGCGCGGAGATGTCCAATCTTACTGCACTTTCGGTCACGCTTGACAAGGTGTTTAACCTGAAAGGTGCGGAGGTGCAGAAAGAGTCCCTCTCACGCATGCTGGCGGGCACTAAACAGGGGTTTTCCACGGCGTCGATGGCGCAATATGTTCCTGCGCTGGCTCTAAGGTTTACGGCGATGGGGGTGACGGGGAATCAGGCGTTGGGTCAATTGGTTTCCAGCCTGAGCGCCACGAAAGGGGGTGATACGGAAGCAAACACGGTCGCTCGGCTGAGTGGCTTTATGAATGCCGTGGGGCGAGCCGACATTGCTGACCGTTACGGCAACGCTGGCATGGATTATAACGCATTGCTGAAAGGCCATATGAAAGATGGCTATTCACAGTACGATGCAGCGGTTCTGATTGGCAATCAGTTGATCGACAGCAAAGGTAGCCAATTCCAGAAACACTGGGACATGGCTGCGGGTAACGTGTACGCACAGCAAAGTTTAATGCAGCGCTACGGGTTGCAGGAGGTGTTCCATACGCCAGAAGCCGTCAATCATTTGATGTCGATGAAGCAGAACTGGCAGAGCTATCAAGCAAACCAGCAGGTGATGAACAGCCCGGCGGCTACACAAACGCTGGATCTCGACTTCGCCCGACAGAATGACACATTGACTGCGCGCTGGAACCGAATGACAACGTCGTTGCTGAATATTGCGCTCAATGTGGGTGAAGCGTTGGTGCCAGTCTTGGTTTCTCTGAGTGATGCGCTTATTCCCATTTTGGATCAATTGGTGACCTGGACGGCAGAGAACCCTGAACTGGTTCGCGGGATCGTGATGGCCGTTGCCGGTTTCTTCGCGTTCAGAATGGCGTTGAGCGGGGCGAAGCTGGGAATGGACATACTGTTACCCTCCTTGCAGAGCGTTTGGAAAGGCATTCAGCAGGGCTGGCAGTGGCTTAAAGGGCTAAATCTGAAGGGTTTATGGCCGAGCATTCGGTCGGCGCTAAGCGGGCTGGGTAGTCGTGCATGGGCATTATTAGGACGCATATTTAGCAGTGTGCTGCGTAGCGGCTTTATGATGGCAGCCCGGGGTCTGGTGGGTATGCTGCTGGCGACGCCAGTGGGGTGGGCGATCGCGGCGGCTGCCGCACTAGTTGGAATAGTTGCTTTGGTTTACAAATATCGGGACCAAATCAGTTCATTCTTTAGTCGCCACTGGTCTGATATAAGTCAGAAACACAACGCGTTTTGGGCTGATATCAAGAATGGCGCGTCTGGAGGTGTGGCGGGTGTTCTTGGTGTTCTGGTTGACCGGTCGCCATTGGGTACATGGTATTCAACCTGGCTTAAAGGTGCTAATGAGTTAAAAGTCAAGTTACCTGAAAGTCTAAGCGGATTAGCCAGTTTGCTTATCGATAAATTTGTGAGCGAGTTGGCAAACGAATTTCCGAAGTTGCAAATTGTTTCTAACAAAATCGGGGAATTGATTCCCGATAGCGTTAAAGACTTTCTGGGTATCGGCTCGAAAAAAGTGTCTGTAGAAACCAGCGGTCAACCTGTGGCGGCCGGCGCTGTAACTACACCAGTTCTAAAACCCACGTCGGTATCTGCACTGTCGCTACAGCCAACACTGCCTGTTGAATCACCTAATGCTGAGAACACTGCGTCAACCCCGCAACAGCGTGTTGCACTGACACCAACTGCTGGTGGAGCAAAAGGTAAGTTAGTCTCCGCAGCCCCTTCCGAGCGTGTTCAGGTTGCTTTCTCACCCACCATTTATCTCAACGGCCAGAAGGCAGCGCCAACGCCTGAAATGACGAAGACGCTGACGCTTAGCATGAATGAACTGGAAAATATGTTGAACAAGCTGCTCACCCAGCGTGAGCGTAGGGGGTACGCCTGATGTTTGCAGTATTAGGAAATATTGAATTTAAAGTGACCGCCTACTGGGACGGCTTTAATACGTCATTCGGTGCAGATTATGCCGAGCATGGCCGCATTGAAGGTAAACCCGGTCTGCAGTTCATCGGCGCGAAGCTGGACGAGATTAATATTAGCCTCGTGTTTCACAAGCAGTACTGTACGCCGGATGTGGAGCTGAAACGGTTGGTTGAGGCGATGCGGGCGCATCAGGCAATGGCGTTAGTCTTCGGCAATGGGGATTATCGCGGCTGGTTTGTGATTACGGCACTGACCTCGACCAGCGAACATACCGACGCGAAGGGCAACGTATTGGCCATGAATGCCGCGCTAACGCTGCGAGAATACATTGGCGATCCGAAGAATCCGCTCAAACCGCCCGCGATAGAGACGCCTGTTCCTAATGTTAGTGCCATCACCATAGCGGTCCAGAAAGTGAGCAATTTTTCAGCTTCACTACGCACGGCTGTCACGTATGCCAAGAAGGCACAATCTGCCGTTAAGGCGGTGAGAACCACCGTTCAGATTGTAAAACGGATGAAGGACAATCCCGAAACCGCGCTGTTGCAAATTCCCGGACTGCTAACGCAAGTCGGGAATGTATTGACGCCGTTAAGTCAGGTGGTGCCGGCGTTTAAAACAGCGGCAGAGGCCATATCTGATACGGCGGTTCAGGCAGAGAAGATGATGCCTGAAATTACAGCGGTTAATAACGCGGCGAATGAAATGCTGAAGCAGGTCAAGCAAGTTGCCACCTTGTTGCAGGGCGTCGACAGCAAAAATGTTATCGAGAAGCTGGAAGCCATCAGTAAACATGTTGAGGCCGCGAGCGACACATTTAAAGGCGCTGAACCTGCGCTGAGCAAACTGACGGCAGAAATTGTGAAGAGGGTTGAAGCATATGCACCTTGAACATATCACTACACAGGGCGAGCGCTGGGATACCTTGTCCTACCTGTATTACGGCGATCCGCTTGGCTATCCGCGGATTATTGCGGCTAACCCGCATGTACCCATCGTGCCGCTGTTGCCATCGGGTGTGGTGGTGCTGATTCCGATTATTGAACAGGCAGAGGCCGGTAAAGCGGAGGACACCCCACCATGGCTGCGTTAACGGAAGAACTAACCTTACTCTCTCCTGCGGTGTCGGAAGTACTGCAACCGACGTTCACCCTGTGGTATCTGCAAAAGGATATCACCAATGATATCGCACCGTATGTTACCAGCGTGACGTATACCGACAGCATCAAGAACGAGTCGGATTCGATCGAGGTTAGGCTCGATGATACCGATGGCCGCTGGATGGATAAGTGGTATCCCGGTACGGGCGATACGCTATCGCTCAAGCTGGGCTATCTCGGTGAAATGCTGTTTGACTGCGGCACTTTCTCGATTGATGAAATTGAGATTAGCGCACCGCCGAGTGAAGTAGTGATTCGTGGCGTCGCGACATCGGTCAATCGTGCGTTGCGAACCAAATCAAACTGCGGTTTTGAAGATACGACGTTAGCTGCCATTGCGACGCGCATCGCGAAAAAGCATCAGTTGATGCTCGTAGGGATGATTCAGATCATCAAGATCGATCGCGTTACGCAATATGCGGAAACCGATGTCGCTTTTCTAAAGCGGCTCGCCAGTGAATATGGTTATGCCGTGAAAGTGGTTAGCGACCAGCTGATTTTTTCCCATCTGGCAACGCTGCGTAATCAGGCGTCTGTTCGACAAATTAAGCCAACGGACGTCGCGCGTTTTTCACTGAGCGACACGATCAGCCACGTCTATAAAAACGCCAAGACGAAATATCAGAAAGGGAGTGAAAAGAAACTGATGGTTTGTGAAGCCGACGGTGGCGTGAACAATGAAATGAAGTCTGCCGGTGCTGGGACCAGTGCGGATACATTGAAAGTTAATGTGCGCGCAGCGGATGCTTCTGAAGCGAGGATGAAAACGGATGCTGCATTGGATGCGCACAACGAAAAGCAACAAAAGGGGTCGATGACATTGATGGGCAGCCCGCAGTTGGCGGCGGGGAATAAAGTTGAGCTGGTGTCGTTCGGCCAACTTTCTGGCCATTGGTTGATCGAATCGGCTCGCCATGCTCTGGAACGTGGCAGTGGTTACACCACGGAGATTGGGTTGATTCGTGGGCCGATTACGGCGGGCAAGCGAAAGTCGGAGAGCGGAAAAACGGTGGTGACTTACCACCCGAATGGCAGCTCAACAACGCAGAAGGCCAAGAGTAAAAAGGGAGCGGTATCATGAGTTTATCTCGTCGAATTGGCACGATAAGCGCGGTGGATGAGGCTCGCGTGATGGTACGTGTTCGTCTACCCGAGTGTGACAATTTGCGTACGGCCTGGCTGCCGGTATTACAGCGCAATACGCAGAATAATAAGGATTATTGGTTGCCGGATATTGGCGAACAGGTCGAAGTTCTGCTGGACGGCAACGGCGAGGATGGCCTGGTGTTGGGGGCAATTTACTCCGCCGCTGATGTGCCAACGCTGGCAGATAAGGACAAAAGGGCGGTAACGTTCGCTGACGGCGCGCATATTGAATACGATCGCCGGACGCATACGTTAACGATCAACGGCGGCGTGCAGCATATTGCGATTAGCTGCGGGGCTGACGTGGTGGTTAACGCCCAGCGAGTCACTATTAATGCGCCAGAAACGACGGTGACTGGCAAGCTACTGGTGCAAGGGCAACTCACTTACGAGAGCGGGATGTCCGGTTCCGGTGGTGCCAGCCTCAGCGGTGATGTCAGTATCTCCGGCAACGTCAGCGCCAGCGGCAGCGTCATGGATGCTGGCGGCAACTCCAACCACCACTCGCACTAACGTTTTTCTAAACCGCTTTACAATTCTTTCCTCTCACCGGGGGCGACAATAGCCCCCTATGAAAACTCAATCTGTTTTTTGGCAACCGGCGCTGCAACGTTCTGGCGACATCGTCGAAGGAACGGCAGATATCATGCAGGCGATTCACATCATCCTGCGGACACCCTGCGGCAGCGACCCACATCGGCCTGACTTTGGTAGCAATCTACATCTGTATCTCGATTATCCGATCGATCGTGCGATTCCGCATGTCGTCAGGGAGTCGGTAGAAGCGATCAAACGATGGGAACCTCGCTGCCAGCTACTGGCGGTTAAACCTTCTGTGAATGGGGCTCACCTGACGCTGCACGTTAGCTGGAAAACCGCTAACGGCGCGACACAGACCACGGAGTTGTTATGGCGCTGACAGAACCCAATTTTATTGAACGCGATGCGGCGAAGATTACCGCCGAAATGATCGCGAAATATGAAGCTGATTCGGGGAAAACACTCTATCCGGCGCAGGCTGAACGCCTGCTGATTAACCTCTTTGCCTACCGGGAAACTTTATTGCGTAGTGCGGTCCAGGAAGCCGCCAAGCAGAACCTGGTTGCGTTTGCTCGTGCACCGATGCTGGATTATCTGGCAGAACTGGTCGGCGTCTACCGTTTGGCGGCGCAACCAGCACGCGCAGAGCTTCGCTTCACCCCTGAAACGCCGTTAGTCAGCGATCTGCTGATTCCTGCGGGCACTCGCGTTAGTGCGTCGGACAGCGTGATTTTCACCACCGACAGCGACGCGCTGCTGAGAGCGAACGGCAGCGGTGTCACCGTGCTGGCGACCTGTACCGAAAGTGGCGATGTGGGCAATGACTGGCTGCCTGCCCAAATCAGTACGCTGCTGGATGAGATTGGCGACAGCGATTTAAGCGTCGTCAATATCACCAAGAGCAGCGGCGGTTCCGCCGAGGAAGATGACGATCGCCTGCGTGAACGTGTTCAACTGGCACCGGAATCGTTCAGTACGGCGGGATCGAAACTGGCATATCGCTTCCATGCGATGCGGGCACACCAAAACATTGTCGATGTGGCGGTGATGTCGCCCGAACCGGGCGAAGTGGTGTTGTATCCGTTGCTCAGTACTGGCCTGCCGGACAGCAGCATGCTTTCGCTGGTGGAAAGCTTTTGCTCTGACGAACAGGTGCGTCCACTGACGGATTTTGTTTCCGCCAAATCCCCCACGCAGGTGGATTACGCCATTAGCGCCAAATTGACGCTGTTTAACGGCGAACAGGCTGGCGTCGTTCAGACTGCTGCGGAGAAAGCGGTGCAGGCCTGGGTTGAAACCCGTACCGCCACGCTGGGGCGCGATATTGTCCCAAGCCAGATTATCGCCACGTTATCCATCCCCGGCGTGTATCAGGTGGAGCTCGTTTCGCCGTCATTGATGGTGCTTGATGACAGTGAATGGGCGAACTGTACGGGCATCAATGTCAGTGTCGTCGGGGTGGCGAATGGCTGATTCACTGCAACTGCTGCCACCGCCGTTGGCGGCTGACGCCCGCTTTTGTTCGCTGGCGGAATTGGCCGACCGCTTTGATGACATCGATCTGAATGCCTTGTTGGTTTATCTGATTGATATTGCAGACAGCAGTGCGTTGCCCTGGCTGGCAGAACAGTTCTCGTTGTTTGGCGACGGTTGGGAACTGGCGGAATCGGATGATTCCAAACGTGCGCTGATCAAGGCCGCTATCGATCTGCATCGCAACAAAGGTACACCCTGGAGCATTAAAGAGATCATCCGCCGCTTCGGCTTCGGTGACAGTACGCTAATCGAAAATATTGGCCGCCTGAGCTACGACGGCGAAGCCACCTACAACAACCTTTATGTGCACGGCGATAAAGCAGCGTGGGCGGTTTATCGCGTACTGCTAAAACAACCGATTACCAACGATCAGGTCAGCATGCTGCGCAATGCCATTGGGATGTTTGCCCCTGCACGGTGTCATCTGGCCAGTATCGAATATTGGGAAGTGCCTATCCGCTACAACCGGACGGCAACATACGACAGTAACTACAATCATGGGAGCGCTTAAACATGGCGAATTTGTCAGAGAACCCACAATGGGTTGACGGCATTTACCAAATCGAAACGTCAGATCCGGTCGTAGGTGGACCGGACGGTGTTTCAAACCGACAGGCTAAAGAATTGGCCAGTCGTACCAGCTATTTGAAAAAAGAGCAGGAAAAAACGGGCAGCGATCTGGCAACACACGCCGCCGCCGCCGATCCGCATACGCAATATGCGCCGAAGGCTAACCCCACCTTCACCGGCACGCCGAAAGCGCCAACGCCTGCAACTGACAGCAACAGTCAGCAGGTTGCGACGACAGCGTTTGTGCGTTCAGTCGGTGCAACGAAGCTGGCGAAAGACCAAAACGGTGCAGATATTCTGGATAGAGAACTGTTTAACCGCAATCTTGGTTCATCGCGTGCCTACAGCTCCTCGATCCCCATCGGAGGAAGTACTGGTTTATGGACAACCGCTGAGTTTATTGGCTGGTTAGAAAGTCAGGGCGCTTTTGTTCATGCTTATTGGGTATGTCGTGGTTCGTGGTCGTACTCCCACAATAAAGTCATCTCTGATACGGAGTGTGGTCAGATACCACTGGCTGGTTCCGTTGTTGAGGTTATGGGACAAAACGATGCCACGACAATCAGGGTAACTACACCTTCAACAACGCCAAATGGGCTTAGTGATTCAGCGAATGCTCAATTTACTTATGTCTATAACGGTGTTGATTATTCTCCCGGCTGGAGACGTGATTACAATACGAAGAATAAACCTACTGCGGCCGATATTGGTGCATTACCTGAAAATGCAGTTGCTCAGGCTGCGATAAAACTTGCAACACCCCGGGCAATCAACGGCGTACCGTTTGATGGTACTACCAATATTGCACTAACTCCCGCAAACCTCGGTTTAACTGAAACGGTTAATCTCGCTGCTGGGGCATTGGAAAAATCCAAAAATGGCACGGATATTTCTGATAAAACCGCATTTTACAACAACGTGGCACTACGTGGCACATTAGCCGATGGTATGACCTTCGCCAACTGTGATAAATCGGGTGATTATGTTGTTGCGATAAACGATCCCAATACAGTTTCTGACATGCCTGTTTATAAAGGGCAAAAATTATACGGATATGGCGTGCTTCATGTTTTTCAGCACGGTAATTTCGTAGCACAAGAATATATCAATCATCGTGGGGATCACGCTTGGAGGCAGAAGTGGGGTGATAATACTAATGCGCCTTGGGTGATTGCACTCAGTTCGTCATGCGTACCGACAGCCGAGGATATCGGCGCTATGCCAGCAAATTCACCAGGTACGAAGATATGGGTCTCAGGCGAATACACCCCTGTAGCAAACACACCAATTGTGGTATCTCATGGGTTGCCTAATATCAATCCTTTGCATTGTCGTTGTGATGTTTTGGTTAAATGCGTTGCTGCTGAAGGTGAATACCGTGTAGGCGATTTTGCGATTAACCCAATGACATTATTTATGCAAAGTAGCGTAGCACATCCTTATTCGTTATTGCCTGCATTGAATGCCAGCACTATTCAGTTAAACATGATGCACCATCTTGCCGTGTCATTCAAAACCAGCACATTAGGTAACCAGTACCTGAATATGGCTAACTGGCGTTGCATTCTCCGCATTTTTTACTAG